GAAATATCATCCCCATCACGTTGCTTCACTGGTTGCCTTAGCCAAAGACCGTGATGCCATGTTGAAAGTATTGAGCTGGAATCTATGAAATTTAATCTCCAGCAGTTCTACGGATTCTGTAAGCAACTCCGTATTGAGACGAAGGAAAAAGGACTTGTCCGTATGGACGCGCTCCTTGGAACACAGACCTATGTGATGGATGAGATCGCCTCTGGCCTCTCTGAGGACATCCACATGTTCGTGATCCTCAAAGGTCGTCAGTTAGGTATAACGACCATAAGTCTCGCGCTAGACCTGTATTGGCATTTCATCAATCCCGGTCTACAAGGAACGCTGACCACTGATACGGAAGAAAACCGGGATATGTTTAGATCAACTCTCGCCATGTACATGGACGGGTTGCCGAAAGAATACAAGATCCCATTAGTTGCCCATAACAGGACTCAGATGTCCTTGCGTAACCGTAGTCGCCTGTTCTATCAGGTGGCGGGATTACGCGCTAAAGGCTCCCTTGGTCGCGGTAAAGCCATTACTTACCTGCACGGTACTGAAACCTCGTCCTGGGGCGATGAAGAAGGGCTGGCGTCCCTGTTGGCATCCCTTGCCGAAACCAATCCTAACCGTATGTTCATCTTTGAAAGTACCGCTCGTGGATTCAATATGTTCCACGAGATGTACGTCACCGCTAAGAAGGCGCGTACCCAGAAGGCGATCTTCTGCGGCTGGTGGCGCAATCAGTTCTATTCCGCAGATCCTTCATCAAACGTCTACAAGACCTATTGGGACGGTAAGTTGACGGCTGAAGAGAAGGAATGGACGAAAGAGATCAAGAAACTCTATGGCGTCGAGATCAACTCGCGTCAGATGGCCTGGTGGCGCTGGAAGATGCTGGAGGGCATCAAGGATGAAGCCCTGATGTATCAGGAGTTCCCGCCTACCGAGGAATATGCCTTCATCATGACGGGCACGAGTTTCTTCAGTAATGCCCGTTGTACCGATGCCGTGAAGCTGGCTAAGTCAGTCAAACACGATAACTACCGCTACATCATGGGCGTCAATTTCCAAGACACCGAGGTTGTAAAATCGACCGACAGGTTGGCTACCCTGAAGGTGTGGGAAGAACCCATTGATACCGCTTACTACGTCATTGGCGCGGATCCGGCCTATGGCTCCTCCGATTGGGCAGACCGATTCTGTATCCAGATATTCCGCTGCTATGCCGATGGCATGGAACAGGTGGCTGAGTTTGCAACCAGTGAGATGAATACCTATCAGTTCGCCTGGGTCATTGCTCACCTCGCTGGCGCCTACAAGAACAGTACACTGAACCTTGAGGTCAACGGTCCGGGTCAGGCGGTCATCAATGAACTGAAGAACCTCCGTCGTCAGGCTGCCGCCATTGGAGGCGCCGTAGGACGTTCTCTCATGGATGTCTATGGCTCCATGACCAACTACATCTGGAGACGTAATGACACCCTTGGCGGACCCTCAAACTCGATTGGCTGGCTAACCACCAGTTCATCCAAAGAGCGCATGTTGTCCTACATGAAGGACGCCTTTGAACGCGGGATGCTCGCGGTCTACTCGATGGATCTCCTTGAGGAGATGAAGACCATCGTGCGGGAAGGGGGTGTCATCGAAGCCTCCGGTCGCAACAAGGATGACCGGGTGATTGCCGCCGCCTTAGCAGTCGCTGCCTATTCCGAGCAGGTGCAGCCCCGATTGATCGGACAGCGGATCACCCGGGATGTCAGCCGTGGTCAGCAGGATAAGACGCCTGAACAGGTGGCTGTCGGCAAGAATGTCGCCAATTACCTAAAGCACATCGGTATCCATCCATGACCGAGGTGATGCCCAAGAAGGACCTTCTTCTGGTCATCGGAAAGTTCCTAAGGGACGAGAATCGCGGTATCAGCATCCAATTATTTGCCGATCTCTGTGGCGTCAACATGAGCCACATGCGGGATGTGTTCATAGCGAAGTGTGTGCCGCTCACAGAGGCGATGCAGCGGAAGATCGACAAAGGCTACAAAGCCGTCCTAGAAGGCCGTGTAGCGGTCATGGAGAACCGTGATGGAACCCGATACGTTGAATACCGTAAGACGCCTAAACCCCGCCTCACTCGCTCGACTGGCCTTCAAGTGGTGGACGGGCAAATCAAAATCAAAGTCGGCATTCGAAATAGAGCAGATTATTCTGCCAGTACCCTTGATGAACAGCTCAGGAGAAAATGAAATGGGTGTGTTACACGATTACAAGTGCAATGTGCATGGTTACTTTGAGAACACTGAAGCTAAGTGTTTGGCGCCTGACTGCCATGAAGAAGTATTCATCGTGTTCTTGCAAGCACCAGGCATGGTATCGGGGTCCACGAAGTCTGCTGACAAGACCGTCAAACAGTTGGCTATTGACTTCAACATGAGCGACATCAAATCAACCAAGACTGGCGAAAATCAGGGTAATTACATCACTCGCAATCAACCGCCGCCTCCAAAAGAACCTCGTGCGGGAGACGCCGCGATCTGGGGCGGTGGTGCCAATGGCATGAACATGAAGTCGGTATTGGCGGGTCGTTTCAGTAAACCCGTTCGTGATGAACAGGTTGGCGTAAACCCGAAATCAGTTCCCAATTTGACCGGACCTCGCGCCGCGAGTTATTTTAAAGATCCCGATAACTTGCAGATCAACAAATGAAAATCCCGAACAAACACGAAGATCGGGAATTTTTCTACAAAGACCTTGTAGAGAAGTGCATGGTGTCGTTGCCTGAACGTAAAGGCGATTATTCATCCTTACGCTCTTGGTTCCTCTTTGGCGCAGGACCCGATGAGTCGCCCGCCCAGTTCAACAAGATTTATCCGCACATTGACCAACTGACATCGTTTCTCTATTCCGCAGAGACGACACGGTTCAGCATCAATCTTGGCGCCGGAGTTCCCGATTCCGAACAGGTGAAGGTGCCGCGCCTGACGCAAGCCTTGAACGATGAATGGCTGAACTCAAACGCCGATCAGGTCTTTAGTTCCGCGCTCACATGGAGTCTCGTCTACAACTCCGTGTTTGTGAAATTGGTCATGCAATCCGGTATCAATCCATTCCTCGTGGAACCCGGCTGCATGGGTGTCCTCCGTGAAGACACGCCGTACACGGATCGTCAGGAAGCGATTGTTCAGACTTACTACATCACAAAGTCTGAACTTTACAATCGTTTGTATAGCCATCCGCAGCGGGAAGCTATTGTCAAACGGGTATCCAGTGAATTCCACTCGCGCACCGATGATCTTCCGGAAGGCTTGGATCGCATCGTGATGTCGCAGGTGGAACCCACGCTCTACGGTAACGTCAATCTCGATCTTTACGGCATGAACCGCTACAAGGCGAGGGTTGCCGAAGATACCGTCAAGATGTACGAGATGTGGGTCTGGAATGACGATACCGGGGATTATCAGGTCGTCACGATGGCTGACCCTGATATTTTCATCTATGACCGTCCCGGCGAATCGGTGTTCCTGAAAGGTGAATTGCCGTTCGTACAAATTTGTCCTAATCCTCAGTACGATTACTACTGGGGACAATCCGAATGTTCGCGTCTTGTGTTCCTTCAGCAGCTACGCAACAACCGGATGAATGAGATTCTGGATCTGTTGTCAAAACAAGTGAAGCCGCCAACGTCATTGGTGGGATTCACCGGCATCCTGGATGAAAAGAATTTCGCCTTGAATCGTGCCGGTGGGTTGCTCGCCACCGACATGCCAAACGCTAAGGTCGAGCGCATGGCACCGCAAATGCCGCCTGAATTGTTTGAGGTTATTCATGAAGTTGACGCTATGTTTAACGAAGCCTCTGGCATCTCCTCTGTCCTCGCGGGGCAAGGAGAAAAGGGTGTTAGATCGGCGGGTCATGCGTCTCAGCTCGCAAGACTGGGAAGCTCAAGAGCCAAGAAACGCGCACTCATCGTCGAGGACAGCCTCGAAAAGCTCGCAACGCTATACCTCAAATTGATGCAAGCCTACGACAACACGCATTTCAAGGACGAAGACGGCAGAGCGTTTATTGCCGAACAGTTCACGAAAGATTACGTCGTGAAGGTCGATGCACATTCAAACTCACCGATCTTCACCGAAGATTTGCGACAACTTGCTTTCAACCTCCTCAAGGCTGGCGCCATTGATAACGAATCCTTGTTGGATCTCCTTGAGCCACCGATGAAGCAGTTGCTCAAAGAGAAACTCAAGAAAAAAGAAGCCAAGCAAGCGGCTGCTGCCATGACGGGCGCGCCTGAGCCGAAAGCGAAAGGAAGCAAAGGTAAGCCTGATCTCAAGGCGGTGGAGTAATGGCTACGCCAAAAAGTAATGCACCGTCGCCTAGTGCCGACCAGCCCCGGGTGGCGTCCAAATCGTTGAATCGGTTGTCCGCTCCGGCAGACTTGCAATATCGAACGACGGGGGTTAAAACCTACAACCCAAGGACCACGAGAAAAATGTCTCGCGGCCTTAGTCGGTACTAGGAGATC